TCTCCCCGTAATGACCGAGAAGGTACTGGCTTCAACTGCTGCAACACTCATCATTGGACTGAACTGATATGACTCACAATCCCCTACCAAATAAGGATCGGGGATTTCGGGTACTCAAGTTAGTCACAGGTGAAGAACTTGTTGCTCGGATAGTCCGATCCGATAAAAATAATCTATTACTAGAACGACCTATGCGTGTGATGGGTTGCATGATGGAGGATCCGAATGATCCAAGTGGTGCAATCCAACGAGAGATGGTCTATATGAATGACTATCTAGAACATTCCTCAATCCAAAAGGTCAAGATGCCGAGGAATGCAATCCTGAACATTCTTCCCCCGAACAAAACCATTATAATTGCATATATTCAAACACTAGAAAGGTTTGATCGTGCAGACCAGTTATATGAGAATATGGGGAAGATGATGGATCAGGCAATAGATGAGATTCCCGACGAAGAGGGTGTGTGTGATTTACAAGACAATATCAAGGAAGTAATTTCCGGGATAGTTGATTCTATTTTGAATTCGTATGGTGAATCACAATCATCAATCGAAGAAGAAATTGAGGATTGGAATGAAGAAGATGTTGATAAGACCCGCGACGATTGGGGAAATGATTACACCGATTGGTCCCCGGATCTCAAAGACTACTGAGTCTCTAGTCTACTTAAAGAATAATAGAGTAGTTCCCTTTGAAACAGGACACTGTATGTATAAGATATTAGAAACTACTGTCAACCCCTTGACACAGTTTTTTTCTGTGTTATACTACACACGTTGAATAACCAGAACAAGGAGACATGATTTGGCGAAGAAGAAAAGTGATATGAGCAACCACTATGTTGATAATAAGAAATTCTATGGGGCGTTGTGTGAGTGGAAGGTAGAGTACGTTGAAGCAATGGAATCTGGTGATGAAAAGCCTCCGCTTACCAACTACATTGGAGAGTGTTTTGTGATGATGGCAGAAGGACTTGCTAAACGAGCCTCCTTTTCGGGTTATACATTCAGAGATGATATGGTTGGAGATGCTATAGAGAACTGTATTCTATATGCACACAACTTCAATCCAGAGAAATCAAAGAATGCCTTTTCTTACTTTACCCAGATGATGTACTATGCGTTCCTTCGACGTATCCAGAAGGAGAAGAAGCAGTTGTACGTCAAGTATAAGATGCTAGAACAAATGGATGATTATAAGGGAACTGTTCGGTGGTCTGAAGAAGACCCTCACGAAAAACTATCTGCACAGAAGCAGTTTAGGCTGAGCGACAATGATATAGAGAAGTACACTCCCAAGAAGAAGAAGAAGAAAGGCAGTGGTGGGACACTGGACGCCTTAATATGAAGATCCCCATCCTAACGGATACCCACTTCGGAATTAGAAACGATTCGAGTCTATTTCTAGACTACTTCTTCAAGTTCTACGACAACGTGTTCTTCCCTTATCTAGAAGAGAACGATATCACGACAGTCATCCACGCAGGAGACTTTCTGGATCGTCGTAAGTACGTCAACTTCAACACACTCAATCGAGTTCGGACGGAGTTTCTGTTTCCTCTATTCAGTAAGTACAACATCAAGATGCACTGCATTGCAGGCAATCACGACACATACTTCAAGAACACCAACGAAGTCAACTGTATCCGGGAAATCTTCTCGGATCAATACCCAGACAACATCAACTACTACGACAGTCCACAGGTTGTGAACTTTGATGGAATGGATATTGCACTTCTACCTTGGATCAGTCAAGACAACGAAGAGAAGAGTATGAAGTTCGTTGAAACTGCACCTGCTGAATGGCTCATTGGTCACTTGGAGTTCTGTGGGTTTGAAGTCGCTTATGGAATCAAGCACGACTTCGGACACGACCATAAACTCTTCTCTCGGTACGAACAAGTAATCAGCGGACATTTCCATACAGGCTCTGAGATGGACAACGTGAAGTATCTTGGCGCACCATACCAGATGACGTTCTCTGATGTCGGTGATCTCAAGGGGTTCTGGGTTCTGGACACCGATGACAGGAGTATAGAGTTCATTGAGAATCCATACGAGATGTTCTACTCACTACGATATGATGATACTGTGTCTGACTATGGCGATCTACTAGACTCACTCGACAAATACAGCCAGAAGTACGTCAAAATCTATGTAGCCGAAAAAAAGAAACCAGAATTGCTTGACAAGATTATAGATTCGTTGTATGGTGTAGGGGTCCATAACCTCACCGTCATCGAGGATATGGATGGAAGCACTAGCAAGGATGACAAAGACGATGATGAGGATACAATGAATAAGTCCACCATCGATCTCTTGGTCGAGGAGGTTCGAGGGAACCCGAAAGTGAATGACCAAGAGAGAGTACAGAAACTCGTCAAAGAGTTGTATCTGGAGGCGTTGCGCCAATGAAAAATGAACGAAAACCAACTATCTACATCGCAGGTCCGATGAGAGGCATCAAGGATTACAACTATCCTGCCTTTGACCGACAGGCGGTGGTACTGAAAAAGCAGGGATGGTATGTAATCAACCCCGCAGAGATGGATCGAACAGATGAGAAACCAATCAATGATCCTCACGAATTTGATCCCGACAACAACTATGAAGACCATGAATTTATGCGTTCTGCATTGAAGCGTGACATGGATACCATCTGTGATAACTGTACTGCCATCTATATGATGAGTGACTGGGAGACTAGTCGTGGTGCAAAGGCAGAGTGGCATCTTGCAAAGGCTATTGGTCTTGATATTTACTACGAGGCGCCTTTGCCGGAGAATGAATGATGGAAGCAATAATAGGGATTATTTTGTTGGCAGTATTGGGTTTGTCTATATGGCAAATTATTCGTAGACTAAATCAACACAACCAACGTCTACAATCTGACCTAAATACTATAATCCAACGCTGTGAGAATTTGTCCGGTTTGGTCAAGGACTTACAGGAAGAGATTATGAAGATGGAGTCTCAGCAACAACTTGTTGAGAAGTGAAGTGGGTTTCCTCCTATAGGGATTGGGGGCGGGGGGGTTTCTTCGGAACCACCCCCCCCTCCTCAAATCTCTGTTATTGAGAGTATGATATGCTGAGATTTGAAAGACTTCGATGGAAGAACTTCCTTAGTACAGGACAGTACTTCAACGAGATATACCTAGACAAGTACGACAGAACCCTGATATCAGGCGAGAACGGCAGTGGCAAGTCCACGATGCTGGATGCTCTTACATATGCACTATATGGGAAATCATTTCGTGGGGTTGTTATTGGAAGTCTAGTCAACTCGATCAACGAGAAGGACTGTATAGTCGAGGTCGAGTTCCAGTCGGGCAATCACACCTTCAAAGTGGTTCGTGGGATGAAGCCAAAGATCTTTGAGATTTACAAAGACGGTCTTCTCATTGATCAGGATGCCAAAGCAAACGACTACCAGCAGATGCTAGAGGATCAGATTCTCAAGATGTCCTATAAAGCATTCTGTCAGGTAGTCATCTTGGGCAGCAGCAACTACACACCGTTTATGAAACTTTCAGCAGGTGATCGTCGGAACGTGGTCGAAGATCTGCTTGACATCAACATATTTTCTTTGATGAATGCCGTTCTCAAGGAACGTCTGGTCAACGTGAAGGACAGAATCAATCTGCTCAAGTCAACTATAGCAGCCTATGAAGCAAAGATGTCTGGACACAAGAGGGTTCTAGAAACTCTGGAGAGGAAGAAGAAGGAAAGTGTTGAGGAGAAGCAGGAAGATATCAGCAGACTGCAAGATCAACAGCAGATCATCCGGGATGAAATCGCAACTCTCCAAACCAAGAGACAACACAACCTAGATCAGATCGTAGACAAGGATAGTGTAGAGGAGATGCTTCTTCGATCAGAGAAACTCAAGTCTGCCCTAGAGAGGAAGGTTCGAGAGATCAAGAAGGACTGCAAGTTCTATGAAGAAAACGATCACTGCCCTACTTGTGGACAGGACATCGACGAGGAATTCAAAGAGCAGACGGTAGAGAAATCGGACACCAAGAAGACTGAGTATGAGAAAGCCATAGATGATATTCTGAAAGTTATCGAGGAATCAGAAGTCAAGGTGTCTGGGTTCAATGAAATGATCTCCGACATCAATGACATCAGGGACCATATCCTCGAAAAAGAGAGTACGACCCGTCATAATGACCAGAACATCGAACAGAACGAACGAGAGATACGCGCCCTGTCAAGTAACGGGAAGGAACAGGAGAAGGAGCAGGGGTTGTTGGACGAAACCA